CCTCTACAAACACCCCAATAGATTTTGATAGTTTCCAACCAAAACTGATTCCTGCTTGGTAATCCTCCCATTGTTCATGTTCGGAGTCTTGTCTCAGTCCACCTAGACCCCAATTATTTCTGTTAAGATAGCTAAAGTCTACGTCTCCTTTTACATATTTGTGATAAGGTAATAAGTATGAAGCGTAAGCGTGTAGCCAGAAGTTTCGCTTGTAATGATAGAAGTCAAAACCGACTACAGGAGATACAACTCCAAAAGGGTCTAATAAATCCCATTGCTCGTTATTATAACGATTTATAAGGCTTTCAAATACTGTGTCCCTAAATTGTAAATCTGTATAAGCTACAACGTTACCTTCTGGGTCATACCAATAATAATCATAAACTTGTTCTCCATCAATATCTATAGTAACCCATTGGTCAGAAAACCCATAATTGTACCCAAGCTGATACCAATAATTTACAGGATAACCCTGCTCGTTAGTTTCATTCAGCCATATCTCTATTGGATTGTACCCATAAGGTCTTTCGTGTGTACGATACATAGCACCTGCGCTTAAACTAAACTTTTTACCTATTGGTAGTTTAGCTCTTACTTCTGCCGATTTATAGTTAAAGTCAACTCTGCCTTGCTCTCTACTTTCTAGTTTTACCATATGGTACTTGCCACTATGTTTTATAAAGTATCTGTGGTTTATATATACTTCGTCTCTTGCTCTTTCTTTTTCATAGTGAAAGGTGTATTCTAAGCCACTTACAGGAGAATTAGGTGCTGAAAGTCCTATATTGTTTTCTGTGCCATCGTAGTAGTGTTTACCTTTGATTTCGTAATCGAACCTTGCTAACTTACGAATCCCAAAACCATAACGATAATCAAAGTCGTAATAATCAGTACCATCAACAACTACAGGTGGTTCATATAAATTACCACTTGGGTTTGTTCTTACAAAATAATCTTTAGGGTTTTCTTTAGGATTGTCTATATCTCCTGCAACATAAATAGTACTATACTTAAATAACTCTTTATATATCTTTTTAAATAAGTTATCTTTTTCGTTTGCGCTGACGTTCCAACTTACGCATAGAACGAATAAGATTGTCATTAATTTTTTCATTCTTACTTTTTTTTGTTAAACTAATTATTTTTACAATTACTATTCCACCTATTGTGGTAGCTAGTAAATCTTCACTATCAAACTTACCACCCCTAGAATAGTCGTAAGTTTCTTTTAAAACACCACTTGCAAAAGCTAAACCTATTGCTGAAAGCTGTGGTTTATCTAAATAATAATCTCCTATCAAATAACCTGTACTACCACTTACATTACCTGCTACAAAATGCAATACTTTGTCCTCAGCTATTTGCCCATAAGATAAACTAACAAATAATAAAAGAAAGTATTTCATTAAAACTTACTTTCCATTATTTCATCAATCTGTTCTTCTATTTGTTCTATAGTATCTTCTGGTAGCTTCAAACTAATACCTGACTCAACCCTATATACTTCCTCACCATTATAAAATAATATAATAGTGGGTATATACTTAACGTCTGACTCTTTGAATTTGTCTTGTGCTTTAGACATATATAAAGTTTTAGTGTCGTATCTAAAACTCTTTAAAGATATTTCGTTTGACTTTACAAACTCTGCGCTATATTGAACAATCTCAATTTGAGCAGAACTAACAACCGATACAAAAAGGGCAATTCCCGTTACAATCCATTTCATTTATTTTTACTTATTTGATACAATCTTTCATCAATCTTAGAAAGTTGGTCTTTAACCTCCTTTACATCATCACTCATAACCTCTTGTTTTTCTTCAATACGTTGTATAGTGCTTCTTACTAGCTCGTCTTTATATTGAAATTCTACACTTGAAACTCCATCTGTTTTTAAATTTTCTATATCATCTGTATTTGCAGCTACACTACTTGATAAAGTAAAATATGTCGTTGCAATAGCTACAACACCACCTATAATTATTCCTATAGTTTTTAAATCTAACGTTACGTTTGTTTCTTCGCCTATTTTCATTACATTTTATTTTCTTGATATGATACCCCCATAAAAGAATGTACACCCTCACTCTCTAAATCAATAGCATAAGTTTTCCAACCATGTGGGTGGTCATAAGTTATATTTTCTTCTTCGTCAATTTCTTGTATCTCACTTCCATTCCAAAGAACGTCAACATGATATTTAGTAGAATAAACAGGTGCTTTTGTTTGATTCCCCTCACTATCATACTCTCCTTGTTCTAAAACAATATTGCCTAGTTTTACTACACTATGATTGTTTTCTTCTGGCAAAGCGTTAATCTTACTATCTGCTTGACTTTCAGAATTAAATTCGTATTTACTTATTTTTATCATTCTTCTTTTTTGCTTTGTATTCTTTCCACGCTTCTGGCTCTTTGCCATCCCACTCAATAACAATAGAATTACCATCTAAAACTATTCCATGTGAATGTGGTGTTTGTATGCTATTATACATAGCTACCATTTCATCTCTATTTTTAAAATTATATTTCATATTTAACTTGTTAATGTTGTTAATTCTGCATCTGTTAATGCTTCTTTAAATACTGCTACTGTTTTTACTGAACCCTCAAAATCTTGTGAGCCTGTACCATTTGAATCAAAAGATAATTCACTTAGTCCTGTAGGTAAAGAAAAAGAACTTGTACTACTAAAAGCACTAGAGCCATTTACAAATACCTTACGTTCGTTTGCTTTGTAAGTCAATGCAATCTTATTAAATTGTCCTGTAGTTATTGAAAATGTTGAACTAGATGTAGAACCAGACCCTGTAATAAAGAATTTACCTGAGCTTGAAATAAATCCAAATATAACTCGATTGCTTGAGTTACCTGCTGACAAAGATAAAAAAGTTCCACCTGATATTGCTTGAACATCTATCTCTGCATAAAGAGTACCTTCAGTTGAATTAATTAAATCACTACTTCCTGCATTACCACAAACATCTTGAGACCTTGTTACAGCAGTTCCTAAACTTGGTATATAAGATGTTGGAGCTAAATATTTTTCCATTTGTGCGCCAAAAACTAATATTGTTTCTGTATCACCCCCTGTTATTCTAACTAGGTTTGCAGGTGATGTGGCTGAAACCGAACCTGCTGTTGTAAATGTACAACTAATCCTATACCAACCATTACCAAAATCTTCAACTTTAGAAGTGCAATTTGTAACAGTAGAAGCAGTAGTGCCAGAAGCTCTAACTAAAAACAAAGCAGTCCAAGTTACACCCCAATCAGAACTATTATTATATTCGTACCTTACATCTATATCATCTCCATTATGTTTTACAAACAAACTCATTGTATATGCTGTTGATGTAGATATTGTTGTACCACTCCAAGACAGATTTAAAAATTGGTCTGAAGCACTTGTTTTAGTTAGTTTAGCTGCATTAGTAGCACCTGTTGGACTTGTAGCATTATTTAAATTTATAGTACCTGAGAAATTGTCAAATGCTTCACTTTTTAAATAATGATTTGTAATTTGTGGCTCTAATAACAAAGCACCTGCACCTGAAGTAAAATTTATTCTAGGTTTACCACTAGCGATTGTTTCAATTAAACCACTTTCACCTACTCTTGTGCCTGTCGAACCTCTTGTAAATTCAAAGTCGGCATCTGTTTTTTCTTTAACAGATATGCTATTGATTGTAACATCTACGCTTGAGCTATTACTTGAACGCACAATAAATAGTATTGCTGAAGTTGGTGTCTTTTCAAATGTGTGAACCCCTGTTGAACTAATGTCTTGTACTTGTCCACCTGCTTGTATTCTAATTGTACCTGTGATTGATGCTATATCAACAATAATTCGCACAGGTTTATTAGCAGTTAAAATAGTCTGATTTACACCTGTAGAACCTTGTGTAGCTGAACTATCATAATTTATTCTAAGTTGGTTGTTTGTTACTGAAACAGATTGCCCACTTGGTATTTGTGTTGACCACCCTGTCAATCCATCTCTATAATTACCATTAACAACAAGCTCGTCTCCAAAAGGTATAGCAGGTTTTATAGAATTTAAAGTGTCTGCACCATAAGCTGTTGGAGTCAATACAATACTTGCTTTTTGTAATAAAGGATGATTCATTATAGTTCTTCTAAAAGTTTAACTGTTTCGTCATTGTTTTCGTATGTTGTAGCTCTCCTCCTTAAATCAGAAGTAAGATAGGCTACATAATAATCATCTCCCCAACTAACGTCATTTTGTCCGTTTCCCCAATAGCTGTACGAGTATGTTATTCCCCAATTTATTGTATTTGCCATTTAAATACTGTTTTAATTTAATTATATTTTTTTGTTTTGGTTTGTATATCACAACACCCAACCATTAAATAGTGCGTCACTATCAGGAAACACATCGCCACCTGAATTATCATTGTACTCTGGAAATAAATTACTATTGTTGTTTATGTAATCTAAAAACCTTTGAGTATAATATTCTGCTTTGTCTCTTGCTTTACTAGCTAGATAATCTACTTCTTCTTTTACTACTGATTCTGCGTTCTCTGATGAACCCTTAAACACTCCACCATTCTTTATAGAATAAGCAGCAAAAGGAATATACTCGGCTTGTGCAAACCATAGTAACATTGGCTGAACATAAGTGTTTAATAATGTTTGATAATTACCTGTAACACCACTTCCTGCAATATCTGCTTGTAATTTATCGTAAAGTTTTGTGCCTAAATAGTTTCTTATTTCAATTTCTTGTGCTAGTTTGATAAACTGAATAAATTTATCAGTATCTACATTTCCATCAATGATACTATTCTTGACTAAATCTGTTCTCGATATGAATAATGCTGTTGCCATAATTATCTACTTATTCCTATTTTCTTTGCGTATGCTGCTGTATATCCACTATAAGGCATATCCTTAGGTTTGATTGCTACTTTCTTAGCGTTTTTAGGTGCAATAAACCCTCGTCTCTTAGCCTCACTATCATATAGCTTTTTACCTAAACTCTTATTGCCATCTTTTCTAAGATACGTTCTACGAGACCAATAATGCTCACATCTTGCACCACCTTTATATAACCATATTGAGTAAGTGTCTGAGCCATTTTTTCCAAACCCTGCATTTACTGCTATAGTGTCCATAGCTTTAATATCTTCTTTACGATAAACCTTTTTAGCTCTTACCATTTTTCTACAAAATTCTCTTGATGTAGCTTTTACCCTGTTTGGACTGTAATAATATCTAACTAAAAAAGTAAATCCTAATAACTTACTCGCAGGTGTTTTTCCATCTTGTTCGCTTTCTCTATATGGTGTTGCCTTTCCTACTCTTGCTAATTTTATTTCGTTGTTTGTTTGTTCAATCAATTCGTCCATTTCATCGTCAAACTCATAATCAACATCTGACTCGTCTACTAAATCAAAGTCTTTTAGAAGTTCTTCTTCATCTTCGCCTAAGTCAATCAAATCTTGTGCTATAGAATCTCTAAAGTCATCTTCTTTACTTAACTTAACTCCTGTTTCTTCTTCTTTTGTTTCTTCGTCCTCAATATTCTCCATGTCAACAAATTCGAGTGGCTGAAGCGTTTTAAAGTATAAATTAAGCGATATATCATTATAAGCAAGTATTCTATCAAACGACTCAATCAAAAGTCCTTGAAAGCTCTTAATTACTAAGTTGTCAAACAATATAGAAGCTGTCTTTAATTCGTCTGCATTGTTTCCAAGTCCTGTATCGTCTTTAATACCAAATAACATAGGACTTACAATTCTGTGAGATACCATAATCTTTTTAGAACTTTCGTTGCTTAGGAACTCGTATTGTTGGTGTGCATCACTTAATTGTACAGGTTCAATACTTGCTGCTGTTTCTGGGTTATCGTTAAATGCTAAAATAAATTTACCTGCATTACTTGAACCACTAAACTTTTCGTAGATTCTTCTTTCTATCATTTCTCTTTGCTCTGGGTCTGGAGTTCCATTGTTGAAGTTAATTAACATACTTGGTGCAAGTCCATTTAGTATGTTGTTTAAATGGAAGTTGGAAATCTCCTCTTCTAGTTCTGCGTATTGTGTCCCACCTTGATAATCTACAGGACTATAATACTTGAAACCTGCTCTATAAGGTTTGATATAAAGTATTTCTAATCCCTCTTTAGAAGTTCCAAATGCAGGTATTCTTTTAAGTTCGTTTCCTCGCTTGTACTTTGACCAATCACTAAAGTAATAGTAACCCTCTATTTCGCCTTTTTCGTTGCATTTCTCAGCTCTTAGTGTCTCAATAGGCATGTGTTCTAATTGTACAATCTTAGTTCTATCTTTTGAGTAGATAACTTGCAATGCACATTGACCCATTAATTTTAAATCGTAACATAACTTTCTGGTACAATCATTGTTGAAGAGGGATTTCATTTGTGCGTATTGCTCAGGCTTTTTGTTTGAGTTAGTAGCATCTAATCCTTTTCCATAAATCATCTCACTAACACCATTTATAATAGCGTTGTTAGTAGGACTTCCATTGTATCTGTCAATTAAGTATTGGAAATAGTTATTATCTTCTCCATACTCGATAAAGTTTTTACCTCTTACTTCCTTTACTACAGGGGAAGTGTAAGTGCTTAAATTTACAATACTTAAATCTGATTTATTTTTCATACTATAATATAATCGTTATCATGCTTGTCGTCTCCTGTTGGAATAGTATATTCTCCACTATTAATTGTGTAATTGTCATTATTAGCTTGGTTAATTGTTTGTGCAGTACAAAAGATTTTATCTTTATAAATTACACTCGACCCCTCTTTTAAAGTTAAATCATAAAACCTACCCTCAACCAAAACAGGACTTAAAGCCTTTGATACTACTAAATAATTTTTATCTGTTGATGTGCTTATTGATGAGTATGTTGTTGAGGTGTTTGTCGAATCGTCTCTCAGTATCATACTTACTGTACTAGCATAACTTCTTGGAATCACTTTTATAGTTTGTGCAGAAGCAGATGTTGTTAAGTGTATCATACTTATATAACGTACAAACTTTAGATTTTGTGTATAAAAAAAGAGGAGTCCGAAAACTCCCCTTTAAAAACAAAACTAATTTAAAATTATGAAAACTCTAAGTTTTCTTCAATATACAAAATTAATTTTAATTAGGTGTTATTTGAGTACCCTCAGTTGCACCATCTATTACAGATTTCTGTACAAATAATGGAGGATTAACCTCAGATGATGTGAATGTCAAGGAATAACCAGACATATCTCCCATAGCAGCTCCACTTGAAAACGTTCCAGTCGTTAACTCATTTCCATGTACTTCGCCTAATAAAAAGAAATTTCCATTATAATCAGCTACAATGATTTGTGGTCTTGCAACTGCTAATAATTTAATTTCTTCTGATGTTGCTTTTTCTTGGAATGTTAAGTTAAGAACTAAAGTTGATTCGTAGAAAGTTGTTCCATTTTCTCTTGATGATGTTACAGTCGTGTCAAGCGTTGATGTGCCTTTAATGTCAAACTTCATTAATGTAGGACTTCCACCAAACCCAGAAACTTCTCCTCCAGATTGTGTCAAAGCACCATAACTACCATAGTCTGAAAAGTAAACAGCTTTTAAACCACCTACTCCTGTTTTACAGGGTAAAGCTCTACCTTTTGTTAATATACAAGCCATATTTTCTAAGTATTAAAAAAGGGTAGGCAGAAACTACCCACCCTCTTATATGTTAATTTAATTTATTTATTAGTCGTAAAGAACTACGTCAGCACCTACACCGATTTGTACACCTGCTGTATATCTCATTACTACTCTTACATTTTGTGAACCATCAATGTCAGACATATCGATAACTTTTACTTCGTTTCTGTCATTCAATAAACCTGTTCCAAAGAATAAGTTACTTGACCTTGCTGCGATAGCACAGTTATCTCTAAAACCTGATGATGGGTAAATGTTGATACCATCGAAAGATAAAGCACCACCTTGATACCATAGGTTACCTCTATTTTCTACACCATTAGCTCCGATACCTGCAACACCTGCTGTAGCACCTGAACCACTAGTTACACTAGCAAACCCACCTAAAGCTCTTACATACGCTTTGAAGATGTTTTGTGATACATAAATGTTTAAGTCATCTGCTCCATAAACTCCACTAGGAATAGCGTCAACGATTTTTCCCATTTCTGTGATTACGTTTGCAGAAGTTACTGTTGTTCCTGTAACATCGTTTACAGTTCCATCAGCTAAAGCTAAAGCTCTAAAGCCATCAAAGTTACCCTCTCCTGCTGCACCATCCCAGATAGAAGTTTCAGTTGCACTTGCAACCTCTGCTGCTACTCTTGCGATAACGAAGTCAGAAAATAATGGTGGTAAATTATCAAAAGCAGAAAAGCCCATTTGAGCAGCTTCCCAATCAGCGTGTAATTCTTTTTTACAAATCTGTAGGTTAACTTGTAACTCAGTTGGAGTTAATACTTTTTCAGTAAGTGTAAGACCTGAAGTCGAAGAATCGAAATCACAATCAGCACTTCTTACTAAACTTGAGAAAGCCCCTACTTTCATAGCAGCTTTAAATTTAATGTTTGGTAGAATAGTTATCGCAGCATCATCTAAAGTTTTTGCTGTTAATAAACTCGCAGCAATATATTTACCTGCAAATTCTCCTGCATAACTACTACTTGTTATTGTTGGATTTGGCATTTTTTAATATTTAATTGGTTAATTTTTTCATTACTCTATCTAAAGCAGTTTCTTTCCTGTTTTGTCCGAACTTTACTTTAAATTCTTGTTTTGCTTCTGGATTGTGAGAGATAGGCTCTACAGCAGGAGTTTTGCTAAGTTCTTCTTTAACTTGCTCTGCCATTTCTTCTTTCTCTTTCTTTTCTTCCTTTAGCTCTTTAATCATGCCTTTGATTTCCTCAACTGCATTTTCAAATTCTTCTTTACGAACGTATTGCATTTCTTCTTTTTCTTCTTCAGCGTCTGTTCTATCTTCTTCCTCTACTGTAGGTTCTTTTTCTTCAGCAGCTTTAATTTCTGCTATAAGTCCTTCTTCTTCGACTACTAACATTCTGCCATCTTCCATTTGGTATTCACCTTTTGGTACAGCTACTTTTTCATCTTCAGTAAGAATAAAAACTTCTTTACCTGCTTCAAAAGAATCAGCTTCTAATACTGTTCCATTTTCTAGCTTTAATTGTGCTAGTTCTAATACTTCCTCAGTGAGTTGAGTTTCTTCTTGTATCTCCTCTCCTAAGAAAGTTTTGATTTTGTTTAAGATTTCTGTTGATTTCATATTACTATAACGTATTTAAATTTATATTTGCATTTTTATACTTTACCAATGCCTTGATTTATTATATTACCCTTACAGCACCTTACTGAATAGGTTTCATCTTTACATAAACAACCTCTACGCCCTCCTCTTGGACTTGTCTTACTTGGTGTTTCAAATTTTTTCATCTACCTTGACCTCTGTATTGTTTTTTATATCCTGTTTGTCCTACACTCGCATTTTTGCTATGTGGGTGTGATTTACGTTTATTCTTTCTATATATATTAACGACTTTTCTAGCCATTATGGTTTTTTAGGGTGTCCTTTTGGTAGCAAATCGTTGTCGCCTGTGTACTTCTTGTTTTGTGGTCTACCATTTTTTACTAAGTACAAAAAAGCGTTTACTCTAGCAAAACTCCATTGTGAAGCACTAGAAACTCTAGGACTTCTTGAAACGTTAAATGCACCTAAACCTCTTTGGAATACTGCTTTTAACATTCCTACATTTACACCATAACCTAATTTCTTTTTGTATCTCTCGTTAAACTCGTCAGACTTTTTTTTTAAAGTCGCTTCATCTTTTTTAGACACCTTAGCACCTCTTGTTGTAGAGGCATCGCCTTTTGCTGTTCCTTTGCCTTTTGGGTTTGGATTTGGTGTATCTGACTTTGGTGCTTTAGGAGATTTACGAATTCCACCTCTTTCGCCTACCTCAGCCATTTTAACACACTTACCATAGACTTTTTTAAAACCCTTAGGACATTTCTTCATATCCTCTTTTATGTGAAACTCACAAGGCATATACCAAGTTTTGCCCTCAAACTCGTGCGTATGAAAACCTTCGCATCCTATGTTCTTAGCCATTTCCTCAGCTTTCTCTTGTGTTGAATATCCAAGTCTGTCGTCTATTATTGCAAACTCGTCATTGACAACCATACTAGCTAATTCCAGTTCTTCTAATTCTTTTAGTTTAGACTCTGCATATCTCTTACCTGCTTTACCACCCCAAAGTAAATAAGATATAGTGCCACACGCTTTTGTATCGCTTTCATCGTAGTATTCCTCTGCTCTACTTAAAAAAGAAAACATTCTCTTTATTGTTTCTTTGGAGATTGGTTGACCCTGTGCTAGTTGTCTAGCTCGTATCTTGCCAACTTGTGTAGCACATTTATTGTTGACTTTGTCGTTTAGTTCTATACCTCTTTTAGCGTTGTTCTTTACTGCGTCTGGGTAATCGCTATATGCTTCGAGTTCTCGTCTCTTACCACCCTTTAAACGTTTGTCCTCTTTTATTATAGACCTTATTACAGACAACATTTCTTCTGCTTCTTCTTCCTCAAAGTCGTTTACAGGTTCTTTAGGTCTTTCCATTTTGTCAGCAAAGTAACCCTCTATACTGAAACCTTTAACTTTACCTGTTTTTACAAAGTTGTTCCAGATATCATCATTGTTTACTTTTACTGCACCCATCCAAGTACCTAGAGGAACATTTAATCCATACTTTCTTGATTTATCATGTACCTCATCTTCTACTAACCAAGATTCAACAAGTGTCAGTCCATTAATCGTGTGTTGGTGTTCTAATGTTGCTTTTGACTGATTGCCATTCATTAAGTATAATTGAGATGCTTTAGATACTGTGTCTTTTGAAAAATATATATAATATTCTTCTTCGCCTTTTTTTCTGTAAATAGGTTTGTTAGGAATTAGTAAAGCACCCATGAGAATACGCTTCTCTTTGTCTACCTCAGCAAGTTTTATTTCTTCGCTTTTAAGTGCGATAAAATCTTCTTCTATTGCAGGATTTTCTACTACAGATATAGCTTCAATTCCTGTTAGCTCATCATCTCCTAAAATTAATTCAACGATTCTCATATATGTATAACGTATTAATTTATTATTTTGTTTATCCTATACTTGCACTACTAATAATATTTCTATCTAATTCCTGTGCTGTACTTACATCTCCTGATACAACAAATGCTCTTGGTGGTGCTTGGTTTCCTAAAACATCTGCTAGTTGATTTATACCACTTGCTCCAACTGTATCAAATTGTGGAGGTAAAGAAGCTGTAGCTGCTGCTGGAATCGCAGGTGCGCTTTCTCCTGTATCTCTTGCCCCTAAACTTGCAGGTGGTTTAGGTGACTTAGTACTCGTAATTGTTTTTACATTAGCAAGACCTGCTGCAATTACTGAAGCTGCTCCAATAAAACCAAATATACCACCTTGTGCTAGAGCTTTGTTAGCACCTGCAAAAGTGTCTTGAATTGCTTGTACAATAGCTATAGCTTTACCAAACTTTGAGTTAGCACCTACGATACTTGCTATATCGGATAGCGCACCTCTTATGTTTTCTACTTTTTGTTTTTGTAATTTTTTCTCGTTATCGGCTGATTTTTTATCTGCTGCGTCAGTAAATTTTACTAAATCAGCTTTTAATTTTTTTTCTGTTCTTGCACTCTCTGCTAAAAATAAATCTAATTCTTGTTGAGCATCTTGTTGAGCTTGTGTTCCTGCTTGAAAGGAATCTATTTTTGATTGTAACCTTTCTCTGTCTAATTCTTTTTCGATTGCAAGATTATCTATCAGCATTTGAGTTCGCTTTACATCATCTTGTATCATCTCAGCTTTAAAATCTCTTTCTGCTTTTTGTAACTCTGCTTTATTTTGTAAACCAGATATTTCTAATTCGTTTAATTCTTTTTCTAAAGCAACAGCATTTGATTTTTGCTCAGACATAAAACCTTCTATTTGAGCTTCTATTGCTTTCAATTCGTTTTTTGCCTCTTGAAGTTTTATGTTATTTGCATCACTTTTATTAGCGTCAAACTGAGCTTGAGCTTGAGCTTTCATAGCCTTTGCATTTTCTAACATCTTTTCTTTCTGGTCTTCTAAATGCTCTAATAATTTTTCGTTTGCCTCTATTCTTTCATTAATACCTTTTCTATCGTCATCTCTTATTTGTCTTTGTTTTTCTGCTAACCTATCAAACTCCTCTATTAAACCTTGATTCTTCACTTTTGCTAATTCTGCTTCTTTGGTAAGTTGTTGCAAGTTTTTTGTTGTTTCAAATGCACTTTTAATACTTACTTTTGTTACAGCGTCTGCTGCTGTTGTAGTTATATTTACAACTTCTCCAACAGCTTCTGGTATTGATTTAACAATAGTTTTTGTTGAATCTAAGACAGTTCGTGCATTCTCTACAAGTTTTAAGTTTACATCTATTAAACCACTTTCTAGCTCTTTAATTTTATCAGCATCGTTACCACCAAAAAAAGATTTTTCAAAAGCAAGTTGTGCGCCTAAAACACTACCTCTAATTGCTTGAAACGTAGTAGAAAAATTTGCACCTACACCAGTAACAAATGCACCTACAATTCTACCTAAGGCATCAAACTGACTTGTAAAATCTTCTGTTGCTGTAAAGGCGTCTGTAACAGCAGCTACTAAATCAGTAAAAAATTGTGTAACTGTTCCTGTGGCTAAACTTAAAGTGTCCATCACTTTTTGATTGTTTGACATAGCTGAGCTTAAACCTGCTATAGCTGATATAACAAGACCAATACCTGCTGCTTTTAAAGCTGCTCCTAATACTCTAGCCCCACCTGCTAAACTTATAAAACCTTTTTTACCTTTTTTAGCAGTTTTGTTTGTTTGCTTTAGATTCTTGTCAGTTTTATCAAGTCCTGCATTAACATCTTGAATATTTTTTTGTGCTTCTCCTGAATCAACAATTAATTCTATTTTGACTTCTTTACTCATTATTTTTTGTTTTTCTGTTGTTGCTTAAATCGTTGCCATGCTTCCTTAACACTTTCTGGAAGTTTATATTTGCCTTTTGCAATTCTTATGTTTTCTGTTTCGCCTTGTACAAGTGGCAATAATTCTAATATATTTTTTATCATTATGTTAGTACACTACTTGTGTATGTTTTTGTTTTGACTAAAAGTTCTAAATCTGATTTGCCTGTTGCTAAATTTATACTCAAACTATTTATATAATAATCCTGACCATTAATAACAATAGTGTCATTTACGTTGTAATTTAAAATAAAGCTCACAGGTAAATTTGCAGAGACCTTTACAATACGACCCTTTAAATTAAAAGTTTGCTCTATATATTGTTGATAGAATCTACTAAATAAACTATTTGTGTTTACTGCTTCATTAAATTCATCAAACTCAGCTCCAAAGTTTATTGTATGGTTTTGGTCGCTAGAAACACTTGAGGGAGCGTTATATTCTGTAAGGTTTCCATTAGTAATAGGAAAGCCACTCCCACCACTTTGGTCAATAACTCTGTTAAAAAATATAAATGGTTTTCCTAGTGTTGTAGAGCCACCATCATCGACCCACCATGCAATTATGTTATTAGTTCTAGTTCCTGAGTTGTCAAGCTGGTTTATTAGTATAGTTCTTTCAAATGGCACTTGTAAATTAAACTCCTGTCCATCGTATTTTTCTGGTGCTGAATATCTTAAATCACCAAACACTTGACTAAACTGGTTTACATATTTTAAACTCGTTTGCGTTACAGGGCTTGAAAATTTGAAGTTTACTCTATTGTATGGAATTGGTCTATCGATAGTGCTTTGGTTTATATCAACATATTCTGTTATGTCTCTACTTGTGCCAAGTGTCATAAAATCGTCAAAGGTTTGCACATATATTGTAGAGTTATTTTTTTTAACATAAGCAACCAAATTAAACATTTTAAAAAGTCCTGTAAGAAAGTCTAAAACTTTCATTTTAGGTATATAGTCCTGTATAAAAATATTTGAGCTTAAACTAAATGCTGAGGCACTATAATTGAATAATGTGGTGCTGTTTTGAGTTATTACTAAGGCAGGATTCAATGCGCCAAAATTAACAGACACTTGACAATTAATTCTAAATTCTATATCGTAAGTTCTTTCAGTTAGATTACCACTTGTTAAATTCATCAGAGGGACAGAAAGATTAGAGCTATTGTTAAATTCAACATTATCTTTATAAAATAATAATTCGTTTGTTGTTTTGTCTTTAACAATTATTTCACCTGTGTTATTTGTTGTAGCTGGGTCTAGTACTAATCTAATACCATAATCTTCGCCTTCTCTTACAACTAACTTGTTTGCAGTCAGTATTGTGCCAGAACCTCCAGATACATAAGTAAAATCAGCAAATGTAAGCTTTTTACTTTTTGTTGCAGTATCTACTCCAAAAGTAGGTGGACTTGTTTCAGGTAATGTTATAGGTGTTTTTTCTCTATGCAACCATAAGTACAATTCATCAAATACATCAGAGCCAAAAAACGTTTTAATACTTCCCTCATCTGCCATATTAAAGGTTATGTCGTATTGAGTTTGTATGGCTTCAATAATTCTTTTTATTTTTATCGCAGGTTTTAAATCTTCTTGTAAAGTTGTAAATGCTACATTATCTAATCTGTTTGTGCTTGGCGTGTCGTATGTATAAAAGTTTTTTAACAGTATTGTTGGAACTACTATGTTACGATTAGCTGTGCTTGTTGCATCTGTTGCTGTGCTTTGTAAACCTACTTTGAACGCTTGTATAAAATCATTGTTACTTAGACTAATGTCATAAGTAGACAAACCATTTAGAGAGCTTAGTTCCTCATCTCCAAAAATATCATTTAAATTACTAACCTCACCTAGAAAGACAATTTTATATGTATGAGGTAAGTTGTTTTTCATAGTTACTCCCTCAAGTCTTATTTGACCTGTTCTAAATGGTGCGTGGTTTATTTCGATTCTTGCATCAACTCTAAACCTAGCATCAAAACCACCTGTAATATCAAAGTTATAATAATGCTTAAAAAGTATATTGTTTGTAGCTGAGGCAGGTAAATTAAATTGTTTAGAAAAAGGCGAGAAAATTTTACTTATGTCTGAGACATTTTGTAAAGAATCTGTAATGCTAATTGTTTCATCTTGGAACAAATCAACTCTAGTATCTGATATAAATAATTGTACCTCACGCCTCATACTATATTATTCATAATGTCGTTAGCGTCCTCAACCTCTATTGTGTATTGTATCAATCTGTCATTTAATGATGTCTTTTTTGTAAAAGAACTTGTAAGAACAGTTACAGGGTGATATTTAGAATCTACTAATATCCAGACATACTCACTAAGCAAAATATCTTCTATGACTTTATTGTATGCTTCTGCTAGATAGTCTGTGTTTAAGGTAAATCGTTTCTTGCCTGTTTTATTAAATGTTTTAGTTTGGTGGTCTCTTATGCCATAGCTTGATGTAGATTGAACAAATATATTTCTTTTAAATGTTTCGCTTTTTGTTGCTACGCTTTCAACTGATTTAAGAAAAAAGTATTGTTCTTGTGGCACTCCATTTTTATTAATAAACCTCATCTGAACAGCAGTATATTTAGCAGGACAAACTCTTTCAATAGTCCATGTATAATTACCAGAAGCTGCTGCCTTGCTTGTGTCAGTTGTGCTAATAGTTGTTTTTGTTGCAGTTCCACTATTCATGTCCCATGCAAAACTAGCTGTGTTGTCTGGCAAGTATAATATTTGTGTTCCACCAGAGTTTGTTAATTCAAAGTCATCTGGGTCGAAGTCTTGGTTAACACCATCCCAAAATTCACTATATCCATAATAACCTGTATGAGTTACTGCACCTTGAGCTGTGCCTGTACCTCCTCCATCTATAGCAGTAAAAGTAGTAACAACATAAGATATACTTACTGTATCTAAAGCATCATAATCTGCGTTGAAATAATCTTTACATAATGTAGCAATCTCAAATACTGTTCTGTTACTTATTGCGTTTTTAAGTATTGTATATCTTAGTGTGCCATCTATGGTCAATGCAAGTTGAGCAGATAAATGACCTGCTGTTGTTATTGTTACATAATATGGACTTCTTAATAATATATTAGCCATTATTCAAAATCAATTATTGAGTTTTCTATATCTATGCCAAATTTATCTTGTAACTCTGGCTCTAATTTGTCAAATGCTTGATTGAAGGGTCTAGTAAAAAACATACTTGGTTTTATCCCATGTAAGAATACACTTCTTGCTATTAAGTATTGTAAACTTTTTCTTGCAATAAACTTTCCCTTTTCATCTCTTACACCTTTTAAACCTTTTCTAACAACCCATTGACTAAAAGCCTTAGTTGGTGGCATTTTAGACTTATATCTATAAGGTGTTTTATATTTTGTTTTTGTTCCACTTACTCCCTCATCTTGAAACTTACCATAATCTTCCATTTGAAAAATTACGTTTACTCTTTCTTCATTAGCGTTTATATTATAACCCAAACTATTATATAGTCTCTTTGAACTATTTTTTTTTCTTTTTGATAAATTAGTTCTAGCTTGTTTTATAACATGCTTAGCAAACTTTTCTAATTCTGCTTTTACTTCGGTTAACTGCATACGTTTATATCATTTGCTATTAATACATTAAAAGTACAAGCTACCCCTGCTAATCTATTCTCAAACCTTTCATAAAAGAACTCACAAGAAGCATCACCAGATAATTGATATTTGTCTTGGTATAATGTGCCTTTGCTTAATAATCCTACTAATTTGTTTGCTACTGCTAGTTGTGTGTTGAGGATATCTTGCTCGTTGTTGTTACCTCTAAATAAGTCTGTTGTTTCGTCTTTCGATTCGTCTACTATATCCATACACATAATAGTAATGTTGAAGTTGAGGACTGCTTCTTGTATCGCTACAGAGTTTACTATAATATGAGCTAATGGGAATATAGTTTGTTTAGCTAAGTCAATGTCAAATATATCGCCTGTTGTTACTGTGTTGACATTTTCATCTGCTAATAGATTAGTCTTAATGGTGTCTGTTATTTGATAATATCCTCTTACTCCTTGATTGCTCATCTTTTAAATTTACTTTTCATTTGTCTCGATTCGAGTTCTGATTTGTCTTTCATATAGCTTAAAGCATACAAACAAGTATGCAGATTTAATTTAGTGATATCTTCAATTCTTGTAATATCTCCCTGAGCGAGTCCTTGAAGCGATTGATACCATCCCCATTTTCGAGAGAAATTAGCTGCTGCGCTATATTCTCCTCGTTGTCCTGTTCCAAATAGTTCAGCATAACTCTCGACAAGTCTGTCCCTAAATGATAAAAAAAAAGCATGGAACTAAAAACTGCATCCATTGGCATATCTTTCATTAAGTTAGTGTCGTCGCCTTTATATTTTTGTATCCAATATAATTCTTTTCTTTTATGTGTTATTGGTCTATATAAAACTCCCATAGCTTTATGTAAATCTTCTGTCTTACCTACAAACGTATCTAGGTCAATATATTCGCCAAAAGTCATATCTTCTAAGTTTGGTATAAAACCATAGTTAACACCATTCATTTTAAACTCTCTTACAAGTGGAGGTTTTTCAGAAAACATTTTTACTAGAATATCAGTTATTTCTTTTATGCTTTTTGTTTTCATGTTAAGTACTGTTTGACCTTTCAAACCACAAAATATTTCTAACATTTTAAGAGCTATAAAGTTTTCATCTTCGTTTTGCTCTTGTATCTTAATATACTTTTGATATTGCCCTAGAGTAATCTCACTAAGGGTGTCTGGAATCTTTACGTCTACTTTCATATATATATAACGTAATAAATAAAAGTTTTAGAAACTAACTTATTGTATATCTACCCTTATTAGGATTCTTTAGTTGCATCATTAAAGCGTATCTTGCTGCATCAATACAATCTGGGTGTGTGCCTGTAGGTTTTTGCAAATTGTTTCCCTCTTTGTCTTTATCCCATACATAACCTTGTAATTCTCTTATAAGATTCTTTGAATGGCTTGTTATGTAGATTTCGTTTTGGTTGATTAAGTTAATACCATAGACTATTGAGTCTTTGCCTTTTGTTACAGGAAATACTTTATGCCCATAGTTCCTCAGCTCTTGAATTGATTTAGGCTCTGCGCTATCTGCGTAAATATTTTCTCGTATCTCGTTTTGTTTGATGAAATAGCTGAGGTCTCTATTTAACATTCCTTTACGATACAATACCTCATCGAAGATATAAGCATCATTCCATTTATATAATCTTATAATAGTTGAGGGGTCAACAGAATAACCAAAGTCAAGACCTGCACATAATAATCTAGCTTCTTGTGGTATTTGGTCTATAGGTTTCCAATCAGGAATGCATACACCCTCTAAACTACCTATTTGTCCTAGTCCATATACTTTCCACCAATTAGCCCAATATGTAGAGGTCTTAGCTTTTACTTTTGCTTTCTCTATTTCTTTTATTATTGATTCTGGTAAACTATCATTGTCCTTATAAGTAAGCGTTATAAAGTTTGCGTCTTGTTGTCCTACAAGTTCTTTATCTACCCAGAATAAATTGGCAGGATTAAAGTCAAGCCATATATTACCAGACGTTCTAACTGCTAATTGTTGGTAAGAATCAAAGCTGACGTTGTTACACTCGTTTATAAATAAGTCTGTTCTTCTTGCTCCTCTTAGCTTGTCTGGCTGGTCTGTGCTAAAGAACTCTATATAGCTGCCATTACTAAATTCGTATTTTAAGGTACTCTTGTTGAACTTTCTATCATCATACCTATTCAAGCCCTTTAAGATATTTAAGAAGTCTTTTAAAGCACCTCTACGCAAGTGTGGTATTGATTCAGCTACTATGCTTATTTCTTTTCCCTTGTGTCTTATTGCATAGTCTATAAGGATTGCTATAATGCCAATAGTTTTACCTGCTGAAGAACCTCCTCTAATTATGCGAACTCTTTTGTCTAGTTCTCGTAGTTTGTTAAGTGCTGAGGTTTTTGTTAGTTGCATTAATCAATAAATAAAGGCACATCTTCATTTATGTGAATGTCCTTTGTTTCTTTTGGTTTACCTGCTACATAATTGTAGTATAGTTGTACATATTTAAAGTCGCCTTTCTCTAAACCCTTTTTAAGAGCTTCAAATGCTAAAGGTTCAAGTGGTGTAAGTTTCTCTATTAGTTTGACTTCTTCTGCTTTAGGTTTTCTACCTGCTCCCTCTCTTTTACCACCATTAAGTTTGCGTTTATCCATAATTGAAAAAGATTGATTAATCAATTATATAACGTTAGTTTTCTTCTTTTTTGTCAAGCTGCTTTTTTATAACCTCAACACTCAAGTAGATTTGGCTTACTATATTCTCTAATCTTTTTATTCTTTGTATTGTAGTGTATTTCTTTGGTTTCATTTTTTAAATATTAATACGTTCTGATGCACTTTTACAAGTTTTTGTGATTTCATATTTCCATTAGCCCTCATTGATGCACTCGCAATAGCATTTAATAATATAGCTTCATTATAAAAACTCATTCCACATTTTTTAAACGCTTTAATAGTGTCAGGCACAAAACCAATAAAATTACCTTTTTTATCTCTAACCTCGCCTACAACAAAACAAGCATATCCACCTACTTTAAGCAATTTACAACTTTTAGCAATAATACTTTCATAAGCAAAAAGAAAATCTTTATAATTCATATTTGATATATCTCCCTCCAATTCACTATATACCTCAAGGTTTGCGTAAGGAGGGCAACTAAAAACAAAGTCATATTCTTTATTTAATTCATCTAAAACCTTATTACTATCTCCTACATACCATTGTGGTTGTTTATTTATGTCTAATATATTTAATGCTTGTTCTCTATTGCTTTCTACTTGTTCGCCTCTTAACTCAACTCCTGTGTAATGATAACCCATATAGTTTGCTACAACTCCTCTTACACTACCTCCTGCAAAAGGGTCAAGTATATCCCCACCTTTCCGACAAAACCAATGATAAATAATTTCACATAACGCAGGGTCAAATATAGATTGGTAAGGGTTTTTGGTTATATCTTCCCCATTTGTTTCTAAACGAATAGAATTTACTTTTTTATTATCTCTACCGAGTTCGCTTTTAATACCTAACTTCTTCCAAAGTTTTTTTCTTCTTTGCCAATTACCACTTTTAGTATCTAACACACTAAAAGGAGGCTCTATAAACTTATCCCTTAATAATGGATTGACTTTAATCGTGTTTCCAAATAAATCTATATTCATTCTGTTCCAGATATTATTTGGTCGTGTGGTATTTTGTAAGTACCAAACTGCTCGTCATAACCCTCGTGAAACTTATCTCCCTCTATTTCTTTTTGTAAGTGTGCTAATGCTCTCCATGCTATTTTTGCTGAGTGTCTTACTCCATCTATATCATGCATACCATTTTCCATTAGGTGTCGCATAAGTGCGTCTAAGTCGTCTGAGCTTTTTTCTCTATCCCAATGTATGTCCTCGTCTGGGTGGTGTTGTTTACTCCCTATGTAGCTTACTCGTGCTACTTCGCATAGTGCGTCAGGAAAGTATTTTATTAGTCCACTATACAAGGGTATCTCTTTTCTCTTTTGTTTGTTCTTTTCCATCTTTTAATTTGTCTACGATTTTTAATAATCTTTTTAAGTCTTTTTCTTTAGTGTAGTCTACTATGTGGTTTATTAATGCTTTTCTTAATTTTGATTTGTTTCTTACTCTTAGAAGAACTATATTAAAATACTTGTCTAGCTTATTATTATATCTTCTGTGTGTTTCAAAAGATTTCAAGCTATGTAGAGCTGTAGCATGGTCGTATCTCTTACCATTATGTTGGTAAAATTCTTTTATCTCTTTGAACTTCATATTACAATGGTGTCTTAACATGAAGGTAAGTAAAGACCTCATCTCTATATATTCTCGTTTTCTTGTGTTATTAAATACATCTATGCCAGATATATCAATAATATGTTTTGCTATTTTATTTGCCTCTTTCATAAAGTACCTTTTATGCAGTAACTGTCTAAACAGGCTGCGTTAATAAAAAATGTTTCATAAGTATCAAGAGCATCTAATACTCTTTCTTTTCCTAAATTGTAAAATTCTTCTGATACATCATAAATGCCTATGTCAAGTGAGCCTTTGTCGATGGCTATAAACTTAAACTCCTCGTAAGGCTTGTTAAATAATTGTGAATATATATAAACTTGACACATATAAGAAAATTTACGAGCTGAGTATGGAAATGCTTTTAGGTCGCTTGTTGTTTTTAAATCAACCACCCTATAAGAATCTAACACATCTGCTTTTCCTCTAAATGGATATTTGTTTCCACTTCTTGCTGTTATATATCCTATTGCGGGTACTTCAAACTCGCAGTTTGTTATTAATTCTAAAGCGTGTTCGTTTCTTAGAAAAGCGTCAGCCAATCTTTCTGCATCGTTTTTTTCTTTCATAGTAAATACCTTACCATGTTCTTCTTTGGCTAACTTGTAAGCCTTAGTGTTTTTAGATTGTACATCTACATATATTTGTTTCTCAAATACATCTGGCTCAAGTATTGCTGTGTGAAATAACCAACCATCTCTAAGACCTTGTGTAGAGGGAGAACCATATTCTGTAACGTATTTGTATTTTTTTGGACTATCTAAGAGTAGTTTTATTGATGAGGAACTTAGAGCAGCTTTGCCTAAATAACCATAGTAGAACTCATCATCTTTCATTAGTTCTAGTATCTCATCGTGTCTAAATAGTTCGCCATTTAATAGTTCAATATTATCTGTCATATTTTTTATATAAATCTTTTAAATAATTATATTGTTCTTGAGCATGAGTAAAAGAATCTAAATAATGTCTATTAAACTTTTCTATTACTTTATATTTTAAACCTTTCATTTTCTTGTTTAATCTTTTTAAAGCTCTTGCGTTTGTTGCTGTATATGGGTTAAACCTTACAGATTTATTTTTATTCAAAATATTAAGGCAATTAAAAACTCTTATTCCATTATCTATATCTACTTTATATGTTTTATTTTTTAAATATAATTTAACTTGAGTTAATGAGTTTTTATTTAATAATTCAAGAATATTTATTTTGGAAAATTTTTTGTTTGTTAACTCATGCCATTCATCTGCAATATCTAATGCTTTAATACATTCTTCATAACCTTGTGCAGCATTTTTTTTTGCATAGTCTAAACCAGTCCAAACTTTACTTACTTGTAAATCTGGAATGTGTTCTTCTTTTGTTATTACAGACTCAACGTAAGTTACAGGAAGATTTAATTCCTTTAATGCTTGTAATCTGTGTTGCCCATCTACTACTGCTTTGTTTTTATTCACTAAAATAGGAACTTGCAAACCTATTTCGCTAATAGATTCTTTTAACCTATTTACATTAGATTTATTAATTGGTCTATTTCCTATAACATGCAAAAATATATTATAATCTGATGTTGTTTTAATTTGAAAGTTTTTCATAATTTAAATTTAATTGCTTATTAATATGTATATAAATATAATTATTAAGCCTAAGTAACTAAATGCTAAGGCTCTCATTTTGTTTTCGTAGTTTTTCATTTTCTTTTTCTGCTTTTCTTGCTCTCTCTATAGCTCTGTTTTTTGTAAGCCGATATTCTGATAGTGCTTTTTTATATAATCGTATGTTGTTTGAATATTCTTGGAAATAAAAAATAACCCTAATGATAGATTCGGACATTTTCTCTAAGTTCTTTGTTTTTCTTTTATCTAATTGGGAGGAGACAATAGAAGAAAGAAAGTTGAGGTCTGCCCAGATTTCTAAATCTTTAAGGTTATTTACTTTTTTATCCACAATAATTCTTAGTCCAACATTCAAAGGTTTCATTCCATACCATAGGTTTCCATTTAGGGTCAATCTCTGACCTCCATTTGAACGAACCTGTTACTACGCAGTCGTCTAAGATTACTAATTCGTCTATAAGTGTTTTCATAATTATTAGTTTTATTTACTGCTAATATACAAAAAAATATAATATAAACAAATGTTAATTACTTTTTTTCAAAAATAGAAGAACAAACTGCAATTCTCTGATTAGCGTTTCTGTATTCGTCAATCATTACTTTATCATTCATGCAGCGTTGCATATACTCTCGTCTTGTTTCGTTTGGTTTTGGTTTAGGTAGTGGCATGATTTAAAATTTACATTTAGCAATATTCCATTTATGTCCTAGCTTATTTAAGTAATCTATCACATTAGTACGTTTAATCAATGACCATTTATTGTTGTAATAGATTTGTGTTACTTCGCATTTATCTAAAGGAATATTTAGTTTATCATTATTAAAAGAGTGTTCTATTTTTAGAACTATAGCTTTATCTCCCCACCTATCAGCTATTCTTTGCAGAAGAAGTTTCTGACCAATAGGTATTTTGTGAAACTTATATTTGACCTCCATAAGTATAAGAGCTTCATTGTTGAATTCTAAGACAGCATCTATGTCAGAAGGGTGCATTTTTTTGTTTTGGACTCCTGTAAAATCTAAAACCTGTTTTATTCTGTTTCTATTTTTTATTAGGGATTTCATATATTTTGTTTATCTCAGCAATCCATTGTCTGTATAGTGAACCATTACAGGTGCAGGGTTCTGAATATTTATGTCTATATAGTTCTGAGTGCAGTCTAGCTATAAGCTCTATTTCTTCTCTGTTTATTTCATGTTGTTTCTCTCTTTGTAAAAACGCTTTCCAAAGTATTCTATCTTCTTCTACCATAGCTTTACTTTATCATCAAGTTTATTTTTTCTGTCCTCACACCCACAATCGTCTTTTCCTAGTTTTTTTGCTACCCATGTAGCCATACGTTTGCCATATCCGAAAGTAATTATATTTATTATTTTTTCTAATAGTGTTCCTAATCCCATTGTATATTTTCTTTTATTAGATTTTTTACATTCTTGTATGTATTATATAACGAGTAATAACTTATACCTGAGTTTTTAGATAGTTCTGCTATACTCATACCACCAGAAATTAAATCAAATACTTTTTTATCATACCAATATATTTTATCTAGTAGACTATCTAATTCTTTCATTTTACCCTCTATGTCTTTGTATTGTTGCACTTCTTCTTCCTCTACAAACTTTTCTAAGTATTCTACATTTACTTTTGTTATCTTCGCTTCCTTGCGACATAAATCAATAAATAAACTTCGCAGGATTCTGTATATATAGAAGTGGTTTATTTCATCTCCATAACTTATATCTGTGCCACTATTTATTAGAGTGTGAGCTTTTAAGTACATCTCCTGTACAATATCCTCGCATTTGTCTCCCTCACACCCAAAGCTCTTTACTATGCGTAACCAATCTTTATGTTTTTGCGCTATTTTTTCTAGTGTTGTCAATGGTTAGTTGTTTTCTGGTTGGATATTTTACTAAGTTTTTTCCTGATATTTCGAAACCCACATTGTTTAAGATACTTTTCCACATTATAGGTTCATTCATTGAGTTTGGTCGATAACCTAATTCTTGGTTTTTTACCTTACTGACGTACATTCTTGTGTACATCCAATCTCTTTTATCATATATATAACGATGAAGTGTTACAAAATCACAAGACCTTGATGCGTTCATTTGCCCATTCTCGGCACTTGCATAATTAGGTACAGCAGGTTGTCCTTCAAAATCATGTCCTTTAGGATGTACTTTTCTAAGTGCTTCTGTGTTTGTATGTAAGCAGACCCAAGTCGCAATGTTATATTTTTTTGAGAAGATTCTAATTTCGCTTAGTTGCTCATAGCCATATTCAAAAGCGTTACTACCAACCTTTATTTCTTTCTTTAATGAATTAATAGGGTCTATCATTAAACAATCATAATCCCAAGCATTTTTAATGTTAGTAGCCAAGTCAAGTAAACTTGTATAAGTATATTGTTTAGAACAATCAACAAACTTAAAATGTTTATCTACAAATTTTACACCTTTCTCATAATCTTTTTCTTCTATCTTATTTATTGGCAACCCAAAATAAAACTCTATCATCTTTCGTATTAGACTTACAGGGTCATTTTCACTTGAAAAAATTAAGAACTTTAATTTATGTTTAATCGCATAAAGCATCATTATGTAGATTACAAAATGTGTCTTGCCGATATTTGGAAACCCTAACCACATAACTAAGTTAGAATGTACAAACCTAAAGTGTTTGTCAAAATCTCTAATACCTAATGTAAGTGATTCTTTTACTTTACCTTTTCGGAAGTTGTTTAGTCGGTTAATATGGTCTGAATAGTTTATAAGCATAAAAAAAGGGGGTCGTTAAACCCCCATGATAATTAAAATGGTAAATCGCTTTCTCTGTCTGGTGCTTGGTCGTATGTGCTGACCTCCTCTTTGAACTCTCGAACTCTCCAACCCTGTAAGCTAGTAAAGTATAAAACTTGATTATTAGCGTTAGTCCATTCTCTACCTCTTACATTGTAAAAGACCTCTACTATATTTCCTACTTTGCAAATAGGGTCGTCAAGCAATCCTACATTATTTTGTGTGAAATCCAAAGCTACTACCTGTGGGTATTTATCTTTAGTTTCTATTACTAACTTTCTAACTCTAAAATTACCTTTTTCTTCTAATTCTGTTATTTTTTTAATTTTTCCTGTTATTGACATTTTATTCATTTTTATTTGTTTAAATATATTCTTTTGTGTTTTGGTACTCTATTGTATCGTACTCGTTCTGTTACCCTGTCGATATTTGTGCTATCTATTAATTGGTTTTCTAAGTCTATGATTTTGTATTTATACTTTACCAATAATCTCATTGCTTCATCTATCTTATGCACTTCCTCTCTATAGCTTTCAAATATTTGATTGTGTATTACCATAGCTTAACTAATTATCCAATTATAGAAGTGTTTAGCATCTTCTATTACACTTACTCTATCTGACTGAGGTCTACCTGCATTAAACTCGGCTGAAGCCTTTAAACAAGCTAATTTAGAAATTGTTACATCTTTATTTACTTGTTTAGGCTCTGGGTTATAATCAAGTTTTGCTGTTCCATATTTCTCGTTTGTAACAGTATAACTAATTTCATCTCCAATCTGACGCTTGAAGTCTCCTTTAGCTAAGAACTGATAACTTTGACCATCGTCAAAATGTACTTGAAACTTGTTGAATGTGCCAGAACTATTTGACCATTCGCCTTTTTCTTGAATAAATTTAATTTTACCTTTTTTCATAATTTAATTGTTTTTGTAATTGATTTATTTTTTCAGTCATAGCTTGTATTCTTCTATAATACAATTCTATTAACTGGTCTTTTGGACTTTCCATAATTATTAATTTTTCTTAAAGTTATAAAAAATATTTTGATTTAAACTAATGTTAATAAAAAAAAAAGGGCTTACAGAAGTAAACCCCTCTAAAAACAAAAAAAAATTAGGAATAAGTTTCTATCAAGTCTTTTAAATCTTGGTCAGAAAACTTTTTAATTTGTCTTGATAAATTTATTAATTCGTCTGCTGTACCCTCTCCATAGGTCTTATCTATGTATTTACCCATTATGTAATTTTGTCCTCCATGAAAGCCATTACAAGATTTACATTGAGCGTGTACGTTTTGTGGATTCCACCTAGTTGAGTAGTGTCTACGAGATACAAAGTGTCCTGCATCTACTTCTTTCCAATGTTTAGGTAAAGGGTTTTTACAAGTTACGCATTTTACCATTCCCTCTTTAGCGTTTCTTGTTCTTATGTAAATACTAAATACTTTATCAAGTTTTTTTACAAGACCTTTGCGAGATATTTTTCTAGGCATGTTGTAATTTACAAAAAAAAGATATAACTTAGCCTATATATATATATAATATATACACTTCCCTTAAACAACCTGACCTGTGATTAATATATATGAATTATATATACGCTTATTTTTTGAATAAACTTGTAGCTTTTTCTGTTGTTCTTCCACCAAAGTAAGCTAAAACTACAGCCATCATAACTTTTTCAAAAGTATCATTCCAAGTGTCGTTTATGTGAAAAGGCACACTTTCTATACTATCTAATATACCTGCTAAAGAAAATATACATATACACCAAATTAAAACTAAAGGTCTTACATTTTTTGACATCCAAGAATCAGACATACTATCTGCCTCCCATCTTGATGTTATCGCTTGTATCTCTTTGTTTTGTTGGTCGTATATTATTTGTTGTAACTTAATCTTATCTTCTTGTGAAGCATCTGATTTAGTTATTTCTGCAATCGCTTCTTTGGGTGTTGTAACACCTTGTAACACATTTCCGAGTGTTGGATTGATAACACTTGCAGCTCCTAATAAAAGCTGACCGACTGTAGTTTCTTTAAATTTCTTTTTACTCATAATAAAACCTCCATTTTAATTGTATGATTAATAAATAAATGTTAAGCTCTTCGTATTGGTGTTCTTCGTCCATAGGAAAATAGTTAAACCCTAAGTTTATTCCATTTGGCAGTAAAAGTATTACAGAAAAGTCCATTAAAATAATTCGTATCTTGTTTTGCCATTTTTTCTTATAGCTCTTAAAACCCTGTTACGATTTTCTTTTTTTGACACATATGAAACATGAACCCAATCAGGATTATCATTAGTGCCAAACTCATATATAAGTTGGTCAAAGTCTAGGTTCTCTCTTATGTACTCAAACATCTCATAGTTAGTTTTATGACCAAAAACATCATCTATGTCAATAGCTTGACCTTTACAATGTTGGCTAGTCTGAATTTTTTTTCCATCAACTAATTTATACGCACCACCTATTGCAGCATTAAGCTCTTGACTTCTAAAGAATGATGTAATCTTTATAGCACCACCTACATACAATCTAAGAGGCTCAAATATATAATCGGCTACCTTTCTCATGTTATAGATTTGGTCGTCATTAGGGACGTTCTTTATGCCTTTACGCTTAGCTGTAGCACTATAAACAGCTTCTTTATATGAAATATGTCTGCTTATCTTATTCATTTATTATATCGTTTATTTTCTCTGCCTTAGCTTTTATTTCTTCTGC